TCTGTATCACTTTCACATTCCTTACATTTCATCATAACTTTTGACATAGACCCAACAGACTTTGATCTAATCTGCAAGAACAGATATTCAACATCATACGATGTCAAAGTTCTGTCATCTACGTCCTCTATGATACAAGACGTGACAGTGTCAAGAATTGAGTTAGCAATCTGCCTTGGATCTTGTGACTCCATGGCAATGAGAAGAATCTTCTCCTCTTTGACCACAAACGGTCTAATCTGCACCTCTTGTTTTGTTGAAGGAATAACCACCGGATATTTTGGTGTGTTATTTAATTTTGGCAAAGCCATAATTTAACTCCTATCTAAATATAGACCCAAAGCCGCCACTCACTGAAATAAAGCCTTGGGTGTCATTAATTGCTCTCCATCTTGTATAGGACAACTGTACAGAAACCTGTACAAGACCGTCAAGCTCATTGTTTAATTCAATCGCCGATATTGTGGTCGGGAATGCATTTTGTAATTGTACCGAATATGCTGTACCACCTCCGATACCTACGTTAATACCTATAGGGCCAAAATCAAACCCTTTGTTCAGTATAGGTTTTCTAAGTTGATGTATCTTTACATCTCTTTGATACTCATTCTTATATCTGGCCACTTGATTATTCTCATCAACCGTACTAGCTATCCATGTGTCAAAATACTTTTTAATGCCGTAATCATTCATTGCGTAGAATGTAAGTGATACATCATCAACGGCATAACCGTATGCCACTTTCTGCATTTCCATACCGATACGACGCTCGTGTGTCAACACTTGTTTGCCAGGCATAGTGGCAGATGCACATAACAAGTTGAGGTCTCCACCACCCATAGAACCACTTGTTATCAACTCCGCTATTCTGGATAATAAACTACCAGATGCAAAGTCCTGTGGTAACTCTACAAGAAACTGATTTGTCCTTGCAAATCCTAACTTGGATGAGGCTAAAGATTTTAACTGGTCAATACTTGCCATCAGATCATCCTTCGTGAATCTCTATATACTTGTCTGGAACTACTCTTGGCCCAATCAGCAGTCGGCAGAAATGTAGCTATTTCCCATTCCGGTGCATGAACCCTAGCCAGTTTACTCCTTACGTGCTGAAACAGATAATGTTTTACACATGGTTTAAAAAATCTGGTCCTAGATGTAGCTGATAATGTTCTATATGTCAAATTAAACTTAGTTGTCTCATCATATCTTTTATTTGATATGTTATCCATTAAAGCATCTAATAGTTTTGCCCTTAATGTGGGTGGCAAATAGTGTAAGTTTAAACCCATAAACCCCTTTGGTGCACCACCGATAATGATGGTCAGAGGAAATCTGTCATAGTATGGCAATGTGTCTTTATGCTTTGGATCATAGAAAAACATATTCATGGAACCAATTAAAGGATTCTGTCTATTGGCCAAAGTAAGCTCATCTTGTTGCATTAACTGATTTCTGTTAATACGAGACATGTCTTGTAGCTTTTTACGGAACCATTCACGAGACTCTTCGGTTCGTGGATTAATCCCTGCTCTAAAAGCTTGTGCAGATACCTTTTGAAATAGATTTGCCATACCACTATTTATAACTATTTTTTGGACTTTTTACGATATGGTTTTAAAGGCTTTAGTGGTTTTAACTTACCCTTTTGTTTTCTCATTATACCCATACTGTGCAAGGTGTTCTCAGTCCAGACCTGAAACTCCCACCCACGATCCTTTGCATAATCGTCAGCCGCTTCCCACTTGTTCATATTCTTGACATATGTCATGGCCTCACCGATATACCTTCTGGACTTATTTGGGTTCTTAGGTAACTCGGTTTCCTTCTCTGGTTTTATCTCTACCAATATTGTCTTATTATTGGTAAATGTAATTTTCAGATCCACAAAGTACCTATGCATCTTTTTGTCAACATCCCATCTGTATGGTATCACGGTCTCCTCAGAGGACCAGTACCGTACATTTGGGTTTGACTCACACCACATAAAGCATAGCTTCTCCCAATGTGACCTGTATGTCACTTTATCTGGGTCGCCACGATATTTGCTTAAGTTCTTTACCTTGTATTTGCCTGAATATGCCATAAAATTGATATAAATAGGTTTATAAAATTCTATTTATTAAGGAATCGTCATGGCCTTATCTACACTCGCTGGCTCAAGAGCTGCTAAGAAAAAAGCCGATTTGGAACCATTCGGTGGAGAAGGGGCGGATATAGGTGATAAGAAATTATCAAACATTAATAAATCCGCAAATTCTTCTGTTAAAGTTTATGCACAACCGGAACAGATAGATCAACAAGTTGGAACAAGTGCAGCTAGAGTTGATTTAAAATATCCTCTGGACACTTCTTATCTTGCATATATTCAGTATAGAACGAGAGAGGTTGTTCCACCAGACTTTAGTGGAACTGCTGATGACCTTTTAAGTGGATTTAATAATAAAGTTGAGCAAGTAAAAGAGTTTGGTAGATCAATTTCACCAATAGGATCAGGTGGATATGCATCAGGTCAAGAAGGATTAAATGAAGGTCAAAATCCTAGTAATCAAGGCCAATATGATGATGCAATATTAAGAAATCAGAAAAAGGCGGGAGGAGCTCTTGCAAGAGAAAAGGCTTTAAAGGACAAAGAATTTAAAAATAGAGGTGGCCAAACAGATCTGCTTTCATTTAAAACTCAATATACAAATCCAGAAAAGGTTTTGAAACTTTATATGCCTCAGGCCATACAGGTTCATGATAATGTACAATATGATCAGGTTGGTCTTGGTATCGCTGCTGCAGGTGGGCTTCAGGCATTTAACCAAGGAAATAATATGATGAGTGCCATAGGCACTGCTGCTACTGAGTTTGGTAGATCAGTTGCAAGTTTATTTGGTTCAGGTGATGCATCTCTTGCTACAGAGGTCGGTAGAGTTGCGGCCGCTAGAGGTGCTGCATCTGTAAAGTTTTTAACCCCTGCACCCGCCCAAGCTGCATTAGGTCTTGGGTTACAGGTAAAGGTAAATCCGAGCACACGATCCGTATTCACTGGTGTGTCCGTACGTAACTTCTCGTTCATATATGATTTTTATCCTGTGTCTGCAGAGGAAAGTGAAGAGGTAAAAGAAATTATAAGAACATTTAGAAAAGAAATGTACCCTCTGTCAATTCCTGCTGGTGCATACGAAGCAGGATTTCCTCTAGGTTACAAGTTTCCAAATCTATTTGAGATAAAATTCAGAATTGACAATACAAACATAGAGATGCCACAACCACTCTTCTGTTTCTTGCGTGACGTTTCCACAACATACAACCCCGGACAGATGACGTTTCATACGGATGGTAAACCTACGCACATACAGATGAACCTACAGTTCCAAGAGTTCCGTGCACTGAATCAACAAGACATAGATAAGGGTCATTGATATGAGATATTTTACTAATTTCAAACAAGTTGATTACACATACGGTGATGACTTTATTAAAAGAGGTGGTGGTGATCTATACTTTGAATTGACACAAGACCTCACTGCATATGTCGATGTCATAGATGAGTTAAAAAACCTAGCTCCTTTCTATAGAAAATATTACATCTTGGAGAATGACAGACCAGACCAAGTGTCACAAAAAATTTATGGCACACCCGCTTATCATTGGACCTTTTATATTATGAACGATGAATTGCGTAGACAAGGTTGGCCTTTATCAATGTTGGAGCTTGAAAAGAAAGTCAAAAGAGATTTTCCACATCAGTTCATACAGACTCAGCATTCTCTTACAGGAGTCCTTCTTGTAGGGCAAAATGCAGTGGGTACACAATCTGGTGTGTCCGGCCAGATACTAAAAAGAAACTTAGACATAGGTACATTTATTGTAAATACAACAAAATCATTCCAGAAGTTTGAAGATGTATTCAACACATCATACGAGGGTATAACTAGAAATGTAACTGTACAAGCTACTGGTCCAGAACATCTTGCTCCTCACCACTATGAAGATGGTGACGGTAATCCAGTTGATATTGATCCTGCGATAGGGCCTGGTGCATTGGTTAACGAAGTTACCTTCTTTGATGAATATCAAAGACAGAATGATAAACTAAAAGAGATTAAGGTTATAAGGCCTGATGCAATTCAGAATGTTGTTGGGTCATATTTTGAAGCACTGAAAACATGAGTGAAAACGAAAACTTAACACCAACCGGACAACAAAGTTCGTCCGACTTTGGTATTGAATATGCTACACTCAGTAGCACTAGAACAAATTTAAAGGTAGATGTATCCTCTGTTTTGGTAGAGGTTCTTATGTACGAGCACATAGACAAGCCTTTTGTTACTGGTTCGGTAACTCTGATAAACAACGATAGAGTTCTAACAAATTTTGATATACAAGGTGCAGAAATATTTGAGTTTAGTTTTAAAAGACATACAGGGGTCAGTAATAATCTAACCGCAATAGCCAAAAAGTTTATAGTACAAAGAATTGACAAGGCGGTAAAAACAAATGAGTTTACCGAGGTTATGACTTTAAGGCTTATTGACTGTGAAGCTTTTTATTCTGGTTTACAAAATGTAACCAAATGTTATGATGGTCAACCGCAAGAAATAATAACAAATATATTGGATAGTTATTTAAA